AAATTATGTATGTACTGAACGCAATTTTCGATTCCATCAGAGATCATGTCCTCCTTGAACATGTAGTTAACAAAATTTGGTTTAAATGATAAATGATTGGCAATCTTTAAAAAACAATCTCCAATATAACGTGGGATTACTGGTTTTGGTTTATCCTTTATTTTAGCAATCTCAACATCTTCCCGATACTTAATTAATGCAGCAAGGAACTCCTTATTGTTAACATAGTGTTCCGACCTTTTTCTCTTTGCCATAGTACCTGGTTTTATCATAAGTCTTTATCACTAATATGTAGAGATTATAACATTTCTACGTAACCATGACAAGCACTTGACAAGTTCTAAAATCCGAGTAGAATAACTCTGTTGAGGTTCAGAAAAAGTATTAGCTTTGAGTATTTTTAGGATTCTTAGGACTTTCTTTAAAGATCTTTTCTAACTGTTTTTTAGTATCAGTAACAGTTCCTAAGTAACCCATTCTTCTATTTAATTGAGGATTTAATCTAGAAGGACTATTAATATTTTGTGATTCAGAAGAACGTACATAATCTTGATACATCATAATCATTTCCATATCTTGTGATTCAGATAATGTAAGAACATTATCCATATTAATAATAAACATATCTTCTGTAGTCGTCTTTAACCAAGGTTCTACTTTATATCCAATAATTCCTGTGCGTCCTTTAATATGATGAACTGTTATAGGATGAGAAACGAGTAACATAGTTCTATCATCTTCTTCAGAAGCTGCTACCTTAGCAAATATTTCTTCCCCAGATTTAAGTTTTAATGTTGCATAAAATTCTTCTTCTATCATTTTCTTAGTTGTATAGTGATTATTTCATAGTTAAAATTTTCTTCATTGTAGATTTTAATTCTCTCAATAAAATGATTAAGGGTGTAATTTTTTCTTGAATTTGAAGTACAGTCATCAGCAATATCATAGAGGGTAGCTTTTACTTTGTTAGCACCTTTTCTAAGTACTCGTCCAATGCTTTGGAGATTTCTAATTCTCGATTTTGACGGTGAGGCAAAGATAATGTTATGGAGATTTTTAATGTTAATGCCAGTACTAAAGGTCCCATAGGAGGCAACGATGATTGCATTATTCTCCTTTTCTGTAATCTCACGAACTAATTCTCTCTCTTCAGTATCCACTCCACCATGGACAAAAAATAATTTACGATCAGTTGTCTTAAAATTATTTATCTTCTCATATAATACGGCACCATGAGCTTCTACTCTAGAAAATAATACCAAAGTATTACCTCTCATATCTAAAGTCAAATTTTTTATGAAATTATTTCTCTGTTCATGTTCAATGAGATAAGAAATTTCATCTTGATAAGTTTCAAATTTTTGAGGTGAATGCTTTAATACAAGACATTGTATATCTAATTGAGAGAGATGCCCTTGTCTCATCAATTCATCTGTTCTTGTTACTTTGTAAGATGGTCCAAACAGTCCTTCTAACACCCACTTATGAGTCTGTGTTCCGTCTAATGTTCCAGTGAATCCAAATCTATACTTAGCATGATGCAATTTTGTCATTATAGATATAAGAGACTTACTTTTAAATAAGTGAGCCTCATCACCAATGACTACGTTATAATCTTCAAAAAAAGATCTCTCTAATTTATAGACAGATTGCCAGGTTGTAATAGTAACGGGATATTCATTGGTTCTTTCTTTACCTGCGTATATACGGTGACAGTATGACTCAGCATCCCAACCATAATCAAAAAAGTCTTTATACATCTGCTCTACAAGAGA